CGGCGTCCAGGCGGACAGCAACATTCGCCATCAGGCCCTCCCGACGTCAAACGACCTTCCGCTCCGCTTCACGTTGGGGTCGGTCGTGATCGGGTTACCGTTCTCGTCGGTGCCCGTGACCGGGGGAAGTCCGAGGCCGATCTGGCCCTTCGAAATCTTGTCGAGGATCGCGAGAGCGTCCTCATACCGCACACGCATTTCGTCGGTGCGGACGCCGCGGCCGAGCGCCATCTTGTAGACGGCGATGTCGATCGCGCAGGTCCGAACGACGCCAGGCGTCGGCGTTACCGGCACTGAATACTGGGCCGAGAGGTAGGCGTTGCAGATCTCGTCTGCGCCCTGGAGCCCCTTGGCGATGACCGCTTCGTCTGGTGTTCCGTCGCGGTCGTAATCGGCTACGCGGACCAGGAGATCGGTGCCGTACAGCTCGTCGATGTCTTCCTTGGTCGCGTAACCCATGACTTCGTTCCGTTAGGTTGCGGCTTTGCTTGCCTTCTTCTTAGAAGCCGGCTTCGCTGGCTTGTCGGCAGCGGGCTTCTCTCCGGCAGCCTTCTCGGCAGCAGCGGCCTCGGCAGCGGCGGCATCGGCAGAAGCGTCACCATCCGCACCCTCGCGGGCATCGGCTTCCTTGGTGCTCTCGGCCGTCTCTTCGGCCTGAGTTTCCGAGGGCACGTCCTGCTCGGTCTCAACCGTAACTACAGCCTCGACTTCGTCCGCATCGACGTCGTTGCCGAAGAGATTGGCGAACCGAGCGGCTCGCACCTCGTCAGAAACGAGGCGACGCTCTCGTCGCTTGTAGTTCGCAGTAGCTTCGCGGGCTCGAAAGCCCTTTGCTCCAATCATGAAAGTCTCCAGAGTCACAAAAGAGCCCTCCCCGGCTGCACCGAGGAGGGTCTGTGTCGTTGCCGACGATTAGGAGGCCAGCTTGTGCTTGAAGGCGACGATGCGGATGATCTTCGCATCGTAGACGCGCTTCCAGTTGGCCTTGTTCGCCAGCTCGGTGTTGCTCGGCGTCACGCCGGTCTGGGCGGAGCCCAGCCACTTCACGCCGCGCGGATGCATGACCCACTGGCGACGGTTGACGATGTACTCCTGGCCCATTCCCTTCAGCGCCTGGCGCTCGACTTCCACCGGCACCTTCGGGGAGCGTTCGCCGTAGCCGATCGCGCCGGGGCCGAAGATGTAGGTCGTGAACACGCGGTCCGCGCCCGAGCCGGTGACCGGCATCGAGTCGTCGACCAGCACGGTCTTGCCGAGGTAGGTCGGGATGGTCAGCTTGCCCTGGCTGTCGGGGACGAAGTCGATCAGGTCGGCCTTCACCATCGACTTCAGGGTCAGCGAGTGGACGGCGACGCCGTTCAAACCACCCTGCTCGTCGCCCAGCAAGAACGCCGAGTCGATGAAGCTGTCGGCGTCGAAGTTCGCCGCGCCGCCGGTCAGAGCCGAGATGTCGTTGACGTTGGGCGCCATGTCGTCCGAGCCCATTGCGCCGGCAAGGGTCGCGAGCAGCGCGGTCTGCATGCGCTTGTTCCACCAGTCGGCGAAACGGTTGGCGATCGCGTCGATCGGGTCGGCGCCCGACAGGTCCGCCGCGAGGTCGCTCGAACCGAACGCCTTACCGCGCAGAAGCTTCACGGCCACGTCCTGGCCGGTCGTCATCTTGCTGACGGTCAGGTCGGTCGTGTCGTCGAGGATCTGCTCGGCGTCGCTGGCATCGAGGTCGTTGAAGAACGGCATGTTGACCGTCTTGCCCTCGATCTCGGCGTCGATGACGCTGGAGAGGTCGGTGATGATGCCCGACTGGTACAGCTCGGACTTCTGCGTCGAGAGCACCTGGACATACTTGTTGAACTTGGTCGGGACGATCATGTCCGCGAGACGGGTCTCAGTCATTTCTCACTCTTGAGGTTGTGACTGGCGTTTGCGGGCTGTTAGCATTCAAGCAAACGCCGGGGCGCAAAGACCCCGGCGCATGCAATTTCAGATGGCGAGAAAGGACTTAGTCCTTCACGCCCGCCTGTGCCTTCAGCTGCTTGGCCACGTCAGGTTTGGTGTTTTCCAGCACCATTTGCTGGGTCAGGTTCCAGGTCTCCTTCGTCCAGGGGTTCGTGACCCCACCGGCCGCCGGAGCGCTGTGGTTGCCCGGGGTGATCCCCAGTCCGCGTTTCTCGTCGGGCTTGAACAGAGACGCGCTCTTCTCGCGGATCTCAGCAACGAGATCTGCGACCGTGAAGGGGGTGCCGTTGACGTCCTTGATGCGCGGGTTGTTGTTGGCGTCGATCACGTCGACGACCACCTTCCCGTCCTTCATGGACGTGCGGACATACTTGGAGACCAGCAGTTCGACGGCATCCCGCGCGTCGTCCAGTGGGTTGGCTTTTGCGACCTCAGACTTGACCTGGCTGTCGGCCATCAAGTTCTGAAGCTGCCCCGTCAGGCTTTCGACCGTGGCTTTGTGTCCGTTCACCTGGGTGGTCAGCTCGGTCTCACGCAGGTTCATCTGCGCGGTGAGCTGGCCCTTCAGGGTCTCGAACTTTTCGCCCGCCAGTCGTTCAGCCTCTTTCGCGGGATCGAGTGCTGACAGTCGTTGTGCGGTTTCGAGCGCCGTTTTGGCGGCGTCCGGCGTGATGTCTCCGAAGGCGGCGACACGCTCGATCGCGGTGCGAGCCGCGGCGACGTCCAGGCCTTCATACGGCTTGTACTGCTCCTTGAGGATCGCAACGTTGTTGCGTTCCGCGCCGAGAGCGGTCTTCAGGCCAGAGACATTGTCGAGTTCGAAGCCTTCGGCCGGCGTCACATTGAGGAGGAACTTCCCGTTCTTCTCGATGTAAAAGGCGCGATGAGCTTCATCGACGGTGTTGAGATCGGTAACGACTGCTTTGAGCATATCCATCCCGGAAATGCGGGGCATCCCGCCCCTCGTGATAAAAGGACCGTCAGGCGTCCCGCCTTGGGTCCGGCGATATCCCCGAGGATCGGGGAATCGAAGTTGCCAGCGGCGACCGCTCCGAGGCCGTCCCGGCGCTCGGTGGATCAGTGCTGGCGAATTGGAAGAGGTCAGCGGCGGCGCGGGCGTGCGACGCGCTCTTGGGCATCTCTGCTCGTCTTGTGCGGGATGCGAGCTGAGACCGCTGCAATCGCGCTCGACCATTGCTGAGGGAGCGCGATTTCGAAAAGAAAAAGCCCGCCCAGGACGAACCTGAGCGGGTTGAAGTAGGACTGAGAATCTATGGTGCTACTTACGCTGCCCTGAGCAGCTGATCAGCCGTGATCGCTTCGAAGTCGCGCTCGAATACCTCGGGCTTTTCGAATCCGATCGAATTGTCGGCGTGAAGAAGAACGACGTCACCCGCGAGGCAGGACTGCACTCCGAACGGGGTATTCATGGTGAGACCGCCGAGCCTGTTGATTTCCAGCTCCCGCGACGCCAGACGGTCAACCAGCCATTTCGGCGCCATCTGAGGGGCAACGTGGCCCCAAAGCGGCAGATGGAAGGCTTGAACGAGGCTTTTCCGCTGGAAGGTCTGCACGCTCACTCCATTTGCATTTGAGCAAATAATTAAGCACGGTACCGCGGTTTTGTCAAGCCCTCGCCGAAATGGAATGCAAATGCGCCTCAGGCGTGGAGGAACCAGTACACAAATGCGACCAGGATGATCAGCGCGATGCCCGGAGCGTAGAACTCGATGGACTGCTTGCGCCGGATCGCCCGGAGGTCCTGCGACATTTGGTCCAGTGTCTGATTACTTGACGACTCGAACTCGGGAGCGGACCGACCCTTGGCCTGCGCTTCCAGTTCGAGGATCTTCTGCCACTTCGGTTTGGCCATGTTTTACAGGCTTTCGCGTCTTCGCATCGAACTTCGGCTCGAAGCAGATTGGGCAGCAGAAATACTCATTGCCGACCAGCTTGCCGAACACCACGACTGACCGGGGGACCATCCGCACGAGTTGGCGAACCGGCGTGCCCTGCCGCAGAGTGCAGGGCTCGCACAGATATTCGGTCGCTTCGAGCTTCAAGGTCAGGTCAGTCATGGGCCGGTGCAGGTAGCATGGCCGTTTGCAGGCGTCAATCAGA